GTCAATCTTTGCTGGACTTTTCTTTGCGTCCAATTATGACTGCCATTGAAGAGCGTCTCTCAATGACTGGAATGGCTAATGATTTCGTGCCAGCATCACAGGAAGTCAAGTTCGATCTAGATGATTATTTGCGCGGATCAGCCAAAGAGCGCGCAGACGTCTACAAGATTCTCTACGACATCGGAGCTCTTACTTCCGATGAAATCCGACTAGAAGAGGAAATGATCCGATGAAAGAAATGAAGCCAACTCCGATGAATCTTGACTTTTCAATCAAGGTCACGGCGACAGATTTTCCAAAGCGCGAAATCTCTGGCCGCATCGTCACCTGGAATGAAGAAGGCTCTACATCAGCCGGATCAACTATGTTCAAGCCTGGCTCAATTACTTTTAGTGATACAACAAAATTGCTACTTGAGCATCGACGTGAATCTCCAATCGGATTTCTTAAGAGCTACAAAGTCACCGATGACGGTATCGATGCAACGTTCGCTATCGGTAACACAACTGCCGGCAACGATTCTCTGGTCGAGGCATCGTCTGGATTGCGCGATGGATTTAGTGTCGGCGTACTAGCTGAAAAGTATAAAAACGTCGATGGCGTCTTAGTTATTAGCGCAAGCGCGCTCAAAGAAGTCTCACTGGTCACAGATCCGGCCATAGCATCAGCGAAGGTCGCGGTCGCAGCTAGTGAGCAAGAAGATTCTGAATCCGTCGTGGAAACAGAAGAACAAACTACCGAAGGAGAAAACGAAGTGGAAACAACTCCAACCGTCACAGAAGCACCAGCCGAAACGGTTGAGGCTTCCAAAGTCGTACAGGCCGAGGCAGCTCGTCCGCTCTATTTCACAACACCACGTTCACCAATTACAACACCTGGCGCATACCTTGAGCACACAATCAAGGCAGGACTTGGGAACGAAGATTCTCGTCAATTTATCAAGTTCGCCGACGATTCTTTTAGTACTAATCCTGCATTTTCGCCGGTTTCTTATGTTCGCGACGTTGCACAAAACACAAACGCAGATCGTCCAGTCATTGAAGCTTGCGGTGGAACACGTCCATTAGCTAGCTATGGAATGACAGTGTCAATTCCTAAAATCACTGCAAACTCAACTGCTGCAACAGTGGCAGAAGGCGGAGATCCGACAGGAACAACTGCAATCACTTCTGCTTATGTCAATGCGACAGTAATCAAGAAGGCTGGATTCCAGCGCTACTCAGTAGAATTGCTAGATCGTTCAGATCCAAGCTTCTATGAAATTATGTTGGCAAATCTTCGCGATGCATATGCTCAGGCAACTGATGCTTATGTAATTGCTCAGATTACTGCTGGCGGAACACAGGCAACTGCAACTGCTGCCGATTCAGCCGGATTGATTTCATTCGTATCAACAGAATCACCAGCCGCATACACTGCGACAAAGCGCACTGCAAAGTCATTCGTTTCAGGTACTTCCATCTGGGCAACGCTTCTCGGCGCAACTGATACAACAGGACGTCCAATCTACAACGCTGGAAATCCTATGAACAATGCCGGATCATCAACTCCAACATCAATTCGCGGAAATGTTCTTGGCCTTGATTACTACGTTGATCCAAACATGGTTTCAACATCAATCGATGAATCAGCATTCATTATTGAGCCACGTTCAATCGAAATCTTCGAATCTCCATCTTTAACATTGGCAACTAACGTTCCAACAACTGGAGAAATTGAAATCATGCTTTACGGTTACATCGCAGCTCAAGCCGTCTTTGCAGGTGGCCTACGTCGCTTTAACCTAACCTAAGCAAACTAATCATGGGCTAGGTGCGCTCCCGTATCTAGCCCAGCAGCTCACATAAAGGAGACAGAGATGCCAGCAATCATTACCGTAGCAAGCCTTCGGACGGTTCTTGGCGTCTCTGTCGCCCTTTATTCTGACGCTTATCTTGAAGGCATTATCGATTCTGCTGAACAAGTAATTCTTCCGCTATTGACTGCCAACCAAAACTCAGTCGCAGCCGTTTATCTTCAAAATAATGTCGCCTATTACATAACACAGAAGCCCAACACATTCGTCGCCGGTCAAAGTGTTGTCGTTACAGGTTGCATCCCAGCAACATTCAATGGAACACAGACAGTCACATCAAATTATTATGATCCTTTTCCTTACTTACCTTTCGCATATCCGGCTCCATATTTTTACTTTACTTCTGCCATCACAAATGCAGACATTACCTTTCGTCCAGTCATTCCTGGCGGCGTAGCTTATCTATCCGGGGCAGACGCGGCCACGCTCTATGCGAATACCGATGCAGTCGAACAGGCGGTCACCATCGTCAGCGTTGAGATATTCCAGAGCGTGGTCGCTCCAGGAGGTCAGATTGAAGGCGTGGATTTTACGCCGTCGCCATATCGAATGGGTCGATCACTGCAAAATCGCGTCATCGGTTTATTAGGTAATTACATCGACGTCTCAACGATGGCCATGTGATGCCTACGCCAACAACTATTGCAACAAACGTCAGAGGCACTCTTGCGACTGCTCTATCTGGCGTCGTGGCTTCTGTGTATAGCTCACCTCCAGAGGCAGTCATTCCGCCGGCTTGCGTAATCGTTCCAGATTCGCCTTATTTAGAAACGACAACAATCGGCAAATCGCAGGTACGCGTGAAAATTAACTTTGTGGTCACTGCGGCCGTTGCTTACAACAACACGGCCGGAGCACTTGACAATCTTGAGCAGCTTGTTATTAGCATCATGGCAGCTATGCCAGCAGGTTACGAAGTCGGAGACGTTCAACGTCCGACAATTCAACAGGTCGGCGCGACCAATTTACTAGTGGCGGATCTCTCGGTCAGCACTTACTACACACAACAGACAATCTAAGGAGCAAAAAATGCCAACAACAATCGTCACGGCGAGAGACTTAGTTTTAACAATCGCCACAGTGAATTATGACGCACAAACAACGGCGGCAACGCTAGTCAATGCGCCCGTCATTACGACTTATCAAACACTTGATGGAAAAGCCTATAAGCACATCGATGATCAGTGGACGCTCAACCTTGAGCTTCTTGCAGACTGGGGCGTTGCATCATCACTCTTCGAAGCGATGTGGACTGCTGCTGATACTGCTCCAAATACAACTTTGGCCGTGTCATTTACTGCCGTTACTGGCGCAGTCTTTACATGCAACGTCTATCCAGTATTTCCTTCCGTTGGCGGCACTGCTCCAGAAGCACAAACAGATTCTTGGGCTATGTTAGTCGATGGCAAGCCAGCCGATACATTCAGTTAATCAATAGAAACGGGAGCACAGAATGAGACTACCAATCACAATCGAATACACGTCAGGCGAGTTCGGCACATACACGGCTCAGCCGCCAGAGTGGGCTAAGTGGGAACAAAAGACAGGCAGCACGATTTCGCAAGCGCAGGAGAAGATTGGAATCTCTGATCTTCTCTTCCTTGCGTGGAATGCGATGAAGCGTGAAGCCGGTGGCAAGCCAATCAAAGGCTATGAAATCTGGTGTGAAACAGTGGCCGACGTGACAGTCGGTGACGTTCTCCCAAAAGTTACGCCGCCGGAAGCGTAAATCGAATACTTGTGGAGTTAGCAATAGCCACAGGCATTCCGATGAGCGAATGGACGACGGCGGAGCAGATCTATACGGCCTTCGAGATATTGGAGAAAAAGAATGAGCGACAAGGTTGAGATTGCCTATGACAAGGCAGACCTTCGTCGCATCACTTCGGCTTTCAAGGCGATGGACGCAAAAGCTACAGATGCAGCTAAAAGAGAGTCATCAGCTCTTGCAGAGTTTGCTCAGGGCAAGATTCAACAAAAAGCGACCAGTCGAGGCGAGGCCGCCAATCGAATTGCCAGTGGCTCCCGTGTGTCGAAATCTTCCAAGATTGGCGAGCTCTCTTTCGGCTTCGTAAGTCAAAAGTTCTCAGGCGGAGCAACCACAAAGGATCTTTGGGGCGGTACAGAGTTCGGATCTATTAAGTTTAAGCAATTTCCAAAATGGTCAAACTCTAAGGGCTACTTTATTTATCCGACACTCCGCGAAATCCAGCCAGACATCATCGCAAAGTGGGAAAATGCTTTCGACCGAATCTTGAAGGAGTGGTAAATGGCCGGACAATCGCGCACACTCAAGCTCTCGATTCTTGCTGATGTAGATCAACTCAAGAAATCACTGGCGCAAGCTAATGGAGACGTGGACAACTCATCGTCAAAAATGGGCGAGTTTAGTAAGAAGGCAGGACTAGCATTCGCAGCCGCCGGAGCTGCTGCTGGAGCCTATGCCATCAAGCTTGCAGTCGATGGAGTTAAAGCTGCAATCGAAGATGAAGCTGCTCAGATTCGCCTTGCCACTGCGTTAAAAAATGCAACTGGCGCAACGAATGAAATGATTGCATCGGTCGAAAAGCAGATTCTTAAGACATCTCTAGCCACCGGCGTCGCAGACGATAAATTGCGTCCAGCCTTATCTCGCTTGGCTCTTTCGACTGGTGATGTTACAAAGGCTCAGGATCTTCTTACTCTTGCGTTAGATATTTCTCAATCGACTGGCAAGGGGCTCGATGCCGTCGCAAATAGTCTCGGTCGCGCATACGATGGAAATACTGCATCTCTTGGCAAGTTAGGCATCGGACTATCGGCCGCAGAGCTCAAAGCGATGTCATTCGAAGAGACACAGACCAGGCTTTCAGATCTATTCGGTGGCGCAGCAGCAGCTAACGCAGAGACATTCGCCGGACGCCTTGAGATTCTCAAAGTGACCTTTGATGAAGCCAAAGAATCAGTCGGTGCAAAGCTTCTGCCAATCATTCAGCAGCTTGTTGAGTTCGTGGTCAATCAAGTCGTTCCGGCACTTGGAAAGTTTGCTGATTTCTTTAAGCCAATTACGGACGCAATCAATAACAACAAAGAAGCGTTTACAGAGTTTATTGGATTTATTCAGAAGTATGTCGTGCCGGTTCTGGTCACAGTCTTAGGCGGAGCGTTCAAGGTGGTCGGCGAGATTGCTGGCGGAGTTATCAATGTTATCGGTGCGGTCATCAAAGGCTTGAACGGATTGATTGCCGGAGCCGTTGCTGGAATCAATGCTCTGATCCGTGTCTATAACTCAATTCCATTCTTGCCTAACGTTTCACAGATTTCAGCTCCACAAGTTAGCGTTCCAACGGTTACGATTCCAAAGACGACTACTGCAACACCTAGCATTCCTACAATCTCGGTTCCTAGTGTATCCGCTTCGACTGGAACAGGATCTACAACTACTTCCGGCGGTGGCCTCTCATCAGCCGCATCGGGCGCGGTTCGCGTAGGTGGAGGCTTTACCGACTCACAGAATGCGGCTCGTTTAGCTGCTATGGGCGGAGGAGGATTTACTGATTCTCAGAACGCCGCTCGCATCAATGTGACAGTCAATGGCGCAATCGATGCCGAAGGCACTGCTCGCACAATCGTGAACGTGCTCAATGATTCCTTCTATCGTGGCACTGGCGGAGCCGGCGCACTTCAGGCCGTCTAATGACACAGTGGGCTCCAGAGTGGAAAGTCTTAATTGCAGGCATTGAATACACCGATGTCGTTCTAGCCAATCTTTCAATTACATCAGGACGCACTAATATCTACACGCAGGCGCAAGCCGGCTATTGCACTCTCAATCTCATCAATCTTAATCTTGGCGCTATCACGGCCGAAATCAATGACGCAGTTTCAATCCAAGTCAAAGACACGGCCGGAGCTTACGTGCCAATCTTTGGCGGATCTATTGTGGACGTTGCCGTGACAGTGTCGCAGACTGGGTCAGTATCAATTACTCAGGAAGTCACCATCACGGCTCTAGGAGCCCTTGCAAGGCTTCAGAAGGCCTTAACTCTGGGCGTCTTGTCTAAGGATTTTGACGGTGATCAGATTTATACAATCCTTGAGGATTTACTGGTCAATAACTGGTCAGAGGTTCCAGCAGCTCTGACGTGGGCGAATTACACTCCAGCAACTACAACATGGGCTACTGCTGAAAATACAGGCTTAGGAGAGATAGATCGTCCAGGCAATTATGAGCTGGCCAATCGCGGATCTAGTCAGACAATCACCTGGAATCTGGTGGCCGACCTTGCGACTTCCGGACTTGGTTATTTATACGAGGACGCTTCTGGACTTATCTCCTATGCGGATTCGACGCATCGTTCAACTTACTTAGCCACTAATGGCTACACCGAACTCGATGCTAATCAAGCTCTAGGTCGTGGAATTAAGATTCAGACTAAGGCCGGAGATATTCGCAACGATGTCTCCATCGTCTGGAAATCTGGAACGCAGACGGCTACCAGTGCAGCTTCTATCGCACTCTATGGAAAACTGGCGCAACAGATTACGACTTCACTTGAGCATTCTGCCGATGCCCTATCTCAAGCCAATTTCTATCTGACACTAAGAGCCCAGCCACAGGCATTCCTAGAATCCATCACCTTTGCACTGACCAATCCGGAAGTCGATAATGCAGATCGTGACGCTCTCATCAACGTGTTTATGGGTCAGCCGATTTCGCTCTCAAACTTGCCGGCCAATATGCAGTCAGGAAACTTCTTGGGCTTTGTCGAGGGCTGGCGATTCCAAGCTTCTTTCAACGAGCTCTCAGTGACACTTCTTGTTTCTCCACTTCCATTCTCACTCCAGGCGATGGAATGGCAAGATGTAAGTG